TTATGAACGCAGCACAAGCAATTGATAATATCGTAAAAATGTTAGGATTACAATTTAAGAAAGAGACCTTTAAATCTACTTTCCTTGTTGATGGAACCACAGAGGTAACAAACAACATGGAAGATGATGATTTTCAACCAGGTCAAAGCCTTTATATTGTAAAAGAATCCACACTTGCACCAGCACCCGAAGGTTCACACGAAACAAGAGAAGGTGTTGTTATAACCCTTGATTCAGAATCAGTTATTATTTCCGTATCTCAAAAAGATGGTGGTAATGATGCAGAGGTTGAACAGGAAGCAGGTAGAATGATGGACTACACGGAAGCAAAAGATTCACAAGGTAATACTTTAGAATCAACAACTTTTGATGTTGGTGAAGATGTATTCTTGGTTAAGGAAGATGGTAGTAAAGAACCAGCACCTAACGGAGAACATCAAGTAACCTTAAAGGACACCAGTGGGGACGAAGTGAAAATCAGGATTCAAGTTTTAGATGGTAAAATTACTCAAAGAGAAAATGTTGAGGAAATGATGAAACCAGAAGAAATGAATACTGACTTTTCAAAAGACATTGAAGATATCAAATTATCAATTAACAACCTACTTGAATTGGTTGGTTCTATGAACGGAAAATTCAAAACAGAGTTAAACTCATTAAAAACCGATTTTGATACATTCAAAAAGTCACCAGAAAGAAAAGCAGTAGAAGAAAAGAAATCTTATACTCAATCATTTTCTGATTACAAATTGGATATAATTAAATCATTAAGAAAATAAACTAAAACAAAAAACTAAAAAAATGGAAAATAAGAAAAAATTGTCATTTAACTATGACTTAACAAACTTACCAACCTTCAACTCTTATGGTTCAGATATGTTAATTAAGGCAATCTTGGGATTGACTTTACCAAGATACGCATCTTTGAGAATCAACTTGAAAGGAACAACAGAAAAAGTTGGTTTCGTAACCAATGATGTAATCCTTCAAGATATGAGTTGTGGATTTGACCCAACAGGTGCAACAGTACAAAATCTTGTAACAGTTGACTTGTGTAACAAAAAGGTTAACCAACAATTGTGTCCTTACGATTTGTATGATACATACTTGAGTCAATCATTAACAAATGCAAACTTTCAGGAATCAGTTCCTTTTGAAGAGGTTATCTTAACAGATATTTCAAACAGAATTGCTAACCAAGTTGAAAAACAATTGTGGAATAACACAACTGCATCAGGTGGAACTTACGGAAACGCATGTTTCAATGGTGTTGGAGCGTTGATTACATCAGGTAATGGTGCAACTCAAATCGCTTACAGTGCCGCTACCAGCAGCACGGGTTTGGATGTATTCACAAAGATTTACGAAAATATTCCGAGTAATGTATTACACATGGATGATTTGGCTATCTATTGTTCATACGCTAACTACAGAGGTTTGGTCGCTTCTATGAGAAATTCATCATTCGTAAACCTATTCACATTAGATTCTGCAGGGGCCGCTGAAGGTGCCGAGTGGTCATTGATGCTACCGGGAACCAATGTTGCCGTTAGGCCAACAGTAGGACTTGATGGTATCAATGCGTATTACGCTGGGCCGAGCTCGTACTACATGTTTGGAATGAACCAAGAGATTATGACTGTTCGCTCAATTTATGACCCCTTTGAAAATATAGTCAAAATCCAAGCAGGTGTTACCTACGGATTGGGTGTATTTGATGTAGCGTCTTTCTGCGTTTGTAAATAATCATTAGTGTCTGTTTGGTTGTTTCTCCTTTCTATTACAATACAAAGTTAATGAAAAGATTTGAAGCAACCAAACAACACATAAATAAATCAAAAAAAAAACTAAAATAATAAAATTATGGCAGCATGTTATTTAAATTCTGGCTATACTCTTGATTGCAGAACGAACTCCTCTGGCGGAATCAAAACCGCTTGGTTGCTTGGAGGTTCAGGAAATACAATTTCAGGTTATACTGTTACTAATTCAGAAGTATCTGCAATTGGTGGAACAGGAACTTGGTTCAAATTCCAATTACCAAAACAAGCAGGTTCTTTGAGTGAAACACTTGGAATCAATACAACAAGTCAAAGTATCACATTCCAACCAGAAATCGTGATAAACTTACCTAAATTACAAACATCTTTAAGAGATACATTTGTAGATTTGGCAAGTCAAAATTCAATCACCGCATTAATAGAAGATAATAATTCTAATTATTGGCTCGTGGGATTAGACAATGGTCTATTAGTTACTGCAGGTTCTTTGAACACAGGTCAGGCTTACACCGACTTGAACGGAGCAACAGCAATTACAATGACTGGTGGGGAACCAACCTCAATCAGACAGGTAGCAGTATCAACTACTATCCAAGCAGTATTTACTGCAGGTGGATTCACATTCCAATCTTAATTAAAACCTTGAAATATGGGGGGTTAAACACTCCCCATTTTCATAAGCCGATATTATATTTATCATATATGAAATTACGACCATACCAAGCACCAAGAAGACAACCGAAAATCAATGATATGTTATATCCACCAGGTTCAAGACAACCTGGTAATGTATGGGTTGGTGCTGTTGTAATGAATGTCCCACAACCTGATGTATCACCAACACCTACGCCGAGTATTACACCGACGCAGACAATTACGCCGACACCTTCAATTACACCAACGCAGACAACTACACCAACTAATACGCAGACGCCAACGCCAACTTTAACTCCAACTAATACACCGACAAATACTATAACACCAACCAATACTCCAACCAATACCCCTTCTATTACGCCTACTAATACACCAACCAACACAACAACACCTACAAAAACTCCAACCAATACTCCAACAAACACACCAACACCATCTATTACACCACCACCAAGTGGAACTACTGAAGCGAATGCTTATTTATCAGCGGTTGTAAATGCGGGTGGAACGGGTATTACATCAACAATTTCAGCAGCGACAAGAACATTATTTACTTCACTTGTTTCTAATGGTTTATGGGATAAGTTGATTTGTTTTTATCCTATTTTGGGTGGTAATGCTGCGGGACATAAGTTTAATGGTAAAAACCCACTTGATACAGATGGGGCATATAGATTACAATTTAACGGGGGTTGGACACACAACGCAAGTGGTATGACGGGAAACATAACTGATACTTATGCCAATACCTACTTAAACCCTGAAGCGACAGCATCTTTAACACTTTCAGGTGGAGCAATGGGATTTTATGCCAGCGACGATAATCAATCAAGACCTTTGGCTTGTGTATATGGTGCGGGTGATAGAGCGTGGTGTTATACACCTAATTCATCAAGTTTAAGTAGCGCGAACGCTTGGGAAGCAGCAACAGGAATATCTACGGCTATTGTATCACCTATGAGCGGACTTGTCGGTTTTGGTAGGACGGGAACAACACAAGTAGATTTTTATAGAAGGGGTGCATTACAAGCAACCGTAAATAAAAATGCCGCAAATAAACCAAATCAAAATCAGTATATCGGGGCTTCGAATAATAATGGTAGTTTTGGAGCGGGAACAAGTAGAACATTCAGATTTGCGTTTTTTGGAACAACACTAACACCGACAGACTGGTATAATATAGATACCATAGTTCAAACTTATCAAACATCATTAGGAAGAAATTATTATTAAAATATATGGAACAATTAGTTGGTCTTTTGACCTTAAACCAAAAAGAAGAACTTGTAGGTATTTTATTTACTGATGATAGTTATTTTAACCCCGTCCAAGACGCTAATTTTAATTGGGTTATATCACAACAATGTATGGTTTTTACAACCAATCCAGATTATCAGTGGGTTAAAAACCTACCTTTGATAATATGGGATGACCCCAACCCACCATCAGGTTCAACGATGAACTAATCTATGTATAGAATAAATGATATCGCATTTGATGAATATAAGGTAGTGAGTGTTGAATTGGAATTGGATAGTTGTGATTTAATTATGAAGGTTAAATTCACAAAAGATGATGACAGAATAACAAAAGAAAAATCTTATAGATTCAAAACAAATTGTGATGTTAATATAAATAAATTGATTGAAGAGTTAAAAGGTATAATAAATGAGTAAGGTATTTTATAGAAAACAATTTAGTAATTATCTTGGTGAACAAAGAGCCATAGATGATATCATTGCTCGTTATGAACCTGATGGTGGAATTACACCAACACCTACTCCTGTACCTGTAACACCTACGCCTACCCCTTCAATTACCCCTACAAGGACTTTAACACCTACACCTACACCAAGTGTTACATCAACACTTACACCTACGCCTACAAAGACAGGAACACCAACGCCGACACCTACAAGGACACCTGCTCCTGCTTGTGATATTACTTATACAGAATTACCATCACCAACCCCAAGTCCTACTCCAACGGTTACACCAACAAATACAAGTAGTCCTACACCTACAATGACCCCAACTCCAAGTAGTAGTCCTTTACCACCATTTACGATTGGTAATAGATTAGCGTTAGACGCAGCATCTTATCCTGGTTCTGGTAATTGGAACGATATATCTGGTAATGGTAATGTTATTAGTTTATTAAATAGTCCAACATATTCATCATCAAATGGTGGATACTTCACATTTAACGGAATAAACCAATATGGAACAGCACCTAATAGTGCGTCTTTGAGTATTACAGGAACAAACTTTACTTGTGAATATTGGGTTAAAGCCAATACTATTGGTGATTATATTGTAGTTGCTAAAGCACCTTATACAGGTGGCCCAACTCATCAAAACGGAAACTATATGTTATGGTATAGTGATAATTATGAATTATTCTTTACAACTGCTAATGTTGGTGTGACGGATACGAACGCAAGAGTAGCAACATTTACTATGAATACAAATTGGCATCAAGTAGTATACCAATATAGCGCAGGAACTGGAACCTTCTATATGGACGGAGCCTTAATGACTACTATTGGAGCAAACGATGGATATAACTTATTCCCAACAACAAATCCATTACAAATCGGAAGACGAACAGATAATTTTGGTTATTTAGATGGTAATTTAAGTATTATCAACATAAGTGATTATGCATTAACACCAGCACAGATTACTCAAAACTGGAATTATTACAGAACAAGATACGGAATATAAGATATGGCAATACAGATACAATTACAATCTACGAACTATAACGGACAATTAGCCGATATTACCTACTATCCTTGTAGCGGGGGAACTATTAGTTTGGGTTATCAAACCATACCATTTACTTACACCAATGATAATTATGAGGGAACTTATGATTTGTTCTTTTCAGCGTTTAGTCAAACTTGCCAGTTAGTTATTACTTGTCCAACACCTACGCCAACAACTACTACAACCCCTACGGTTACACCTACACCGACTTTAACAACAACACCAACGATTACACCGACATTAACTCAAACACCAACACCAAGTCCTGGTCCAGCGTTTGATGCTGATGCTGCGGCTTATCTATCTGCTGTTGATATTGCGGGTGGAACAACAAATCCAACAATAAGTGCTGCAACTGATACATTATTTACATCATTAAAATCAAATGGACTTTATACTAAACTAAAGGTGTTTTATCCATTTGTTGGTGCAACTGCCAATTCAACGGCATTAATGGGTAAAAGAGTTTCAGGAACTACTTATGATTTAACCTATAATGGTGGTTGGACTTTTAATTCAAGTGGAGCAACACCAAACGGAACTACGGGTTATGCCAATACATCTTATCCACCAAATTTAGAAGGACAAAATAATATTCATATGTCCGTGTATAATACACAAGAAAGCACGGGTAGTAGGGTTGAAATGGGTTCAACATCTGCGGGTAGTGATATACAAATTGTTTCTAATTTTGGTGGTAATAATTATTCAGCAGTAAATAATGGGGGTCAAGGCGGAGGTCCAGTAACGAGTTCAGGGTTTATTGTAATATCAAGAACGGGAAGCACAAACTTTAATTATTTCTTAAATGGTTCTAAAACAATTAAATCTCAAAGTAGTGTTCCACCAAATAGTTTTAATGTGTATATTGCTTGTAGAAATAATAGTGGAACTCCTGAATACTATGATACAAAACAAAAAGCATTCGCATCTATTGGTAGTGGTTTAAGTGATACTGATGTTGCTAATTTAACAGCAATAATAAACACCTTCCAAACATCATTAGGAAGAAATGTATAAGATATGATAATACTAAACGAAGGTTATAACAATAT